CCGGTACACCATCCAGTAATGGATTGATGGATTTATTTGCAGAGTTCAAGCTGCTTGATATGGGAGAAAGACTTGGAAGATTCATTGGTGCTTACAGAGCTAACTTTTTCAGACCGGATAAAATGAATGGTCCAATCGTGTACAGCTACAAACCAATCCCAGGAGCAGAGAACATGATTTATAACCGTATTTCTGACATCACCATTTCCATGAAGGCAACAGATTATCTGAAAATGCCGGAGTTGGTATCTTCCAGATATGAGGTGCAGATGGATGATGCGGAAAAACAGAAGTATGAGGAATTTAAGAAAGATTTGGTTCTGGAGATTGAGGATGGGGAGATTACAGCGGCAAATGCAGCTTCACTTTCCGGTAAGTTATCCCAGATGGCAAATGGTGCGGTGTATTCCGATGATCTGACGGTGATGCAGATTCATGACAGAAAACTGGATGCATTGGAAGACATTATAGAAGCGGCAAATGGGAAACCGGTTCTGGTAGCATATTGGTTCAAGCATGATTTGACCAGAATCACGGAAAGGCTTAGAAAACTGAACGTGATTTATCAGAAATTGGATTCTGATGAGAGTATCCGTAAATGGAATGCCAAAGAGTTACAGGTCGGTCTTATCCATCCGGCTTCTGCAGGTCATGGATTAAATCTCCAGAGTGGCGGATCTACAATGGTGTGGTTTGGGCTTACATGGAGTTTGGAACTGTATCAGCAGACAGTAGCCAGACTTTGGAGACAGGGACAGACAGAGAACACGGTTGTCATTCAGCATATTGTGACTGCGGGTACTATTGATGAAAGAATCCTGAAAGCACTGGAACAGAAAGACAATACCCAGTCCGCATTGATAGATGCAGTGAAAGCAGAGGTGAGTGGATATGGCAACTAAGAATCTGGCAGAGAATCCATATGAAAGACTTGCCAATGCAATCATCATACAGGCATCCAAAGATTATATGACAAGTCTTAGGAAAAAGAAACGAAATCCGGGGAGTGCATCAGCAGAGCATGATATCAGGGAATGCGAACGATTTTTCCGTTCCGGTTGGTATCAGGTTCTGACCTCCGTGGATGGAGAGTATTTAATAGCCAAACTGAGAAAAGCAATATGACAATCAGAGTCAATCCGAGGGAAATAAATTTCCAATCGGAGGTACGTGATGACAGCAAAAGAATATTTAAGTCAGGCACTAAATATTGACAGGAGTATCAACAGTAAATTGGAACAGGTTGCTTCCTTGCATGAAAAGCAACAACCCTGATGTCCGATATGCCGGGAAGTCCCAACAGGAACATTCACAAGATGGAAGATGCCATTGTGAAGATGGTGGAACTGGAAGATGAAATTTATTCCGACATCCACAGACTGGTGGAGATTAAGACCGACATTACCAGACTTATCAAGCGTCTGGGGAACAGGGATCAGCAGCTTATATTGGAACAGAGATATTTGTGTTTTCGTCCGTGGGAGCAGATTGCAGTAGATCTGGATTACAGTATCCAACACACATTCCGCATCCATGATACAGCAGTAAAAGAAATTGCAAAATTTCTGGAAGATGAGAGTTGATGTGATAGAATGAGAGTTCTTATTTATGATATTGTTATACTGACGAAAGAAACAAAATGACAGAGAGCCATTGCAGAGAAATTTGCAGTGGCTTTTTTCATGAGGAGAATGAGGTGATAGGATGCCGAGAAAACCAAAGCGTCCCTGTTCCCATCCCGGTTGTCCGAATCTGACTGATGGCAGGTTCTGTGAGAAACATGCCAGACAGCACAATCAGGACTATGAGAAGTATGAACGGAACAAGTCCAATAAGAGAAGATATGGCAGAGCATGGAAAAGGATTCGTGATAAATATGTATCACAGCATCCGTTCTGTGAGGTCTGTTATGAAAGAGGAATCTTAGTGGAGACTGAGGAAGTTCATCATAAGAAACCGTTGAGTGAAGGTGGTACACATGAAAGAGATAATCTGATTGCATTGTGCAAGTCGTGTCACTCAAGGATTCATGCAGAGCGTGGAGACCGTTTCAATTCCAACCGTGAATACACCTACTGATGGGGTAGGGGGTATCGCAATCTCTATGGGTTAGCCGATAGGGGAACGACGCGGGGGTATCACGCACAAAAATGGGATTTCAAACAGGGTATATCAAACGATTTCAAAGGAAATCAAAGAAATCAAACGGAAAGCAGGTGAGGGACATGGCCAAAGACGGTACGCGAAGAGGCGGTGCCAGAGCCGGTGCGGGCAGAAAGCCCAAAGCACTGACAGACAAAATCAATGAGGGCATCAGTGCCACGATCATTGAACTGCCGGAGACTCCGACAATGGAAGGCGTTGATGTGCCTCCGGTAAAAGATTATCTGAAAACAAAACAGAAAAGTGGGAAAGACCTGTGTGCAGCAGAAGTTTTTGAAGAGACATGGAAATGGCTGAAAGCAAGGGGGTGTGACAGATTGGTAAGTACCCAGTTGGTGGAACAGTATGCCATGTCGGTATCCCGTTGGATTCAGTGCGAGGAATGTATTTCAGAATACGGATTTCTTGCAAAGCATCCGACAACCGGAAATGCCATTGCTTCTCCGTATGTTGCCATGTCACAGCAGTACATGAAGCAGGTCAATCAGGTCTGGTATCAGATTTACCAGATTGTAAAAGAAAACTGTTCCGTGGAATGGCAGGGAGCAACACCACAGGATGATGTGATGGAACGACTGCTCAGGACAAGGAACGGATCATAGGAGGCAGGAACAAAATGGGAGAAACAAAATATTTTTTGATGGAAGTCGATAAGTTGATTCCTTATGCGAGAAATGCCAGAACGCATTCCGAAGTACAGATTGTTCAGATTGCGGCAAGCATTAAGGAGTTCGGTTTCTTGTCGCCGGTCATCATTTCAAAGGATAACACCATCCTGTGTGGACATGGAAGATACTATGCTGCTCAGAAACTGGGGCTTGAAAAGATTCCATGCATTCAGGAGGAATATCTGACTGAGGCTCAAAAGAGAGCTTATATCCTGGCAGATAACAAAATCAGCCAGAATGCCGGATGGGATGAAGAACTGTTAAAGATTGAGATTGCAGATTTACAGGGAGAGGATTTTGATGTTTCCCTGACCGGTTTTGAGGATTATGAAATCACGGATTTATTTGCAGTCCATGAGGAACACCCGCATGAAGAAAAACAGGTGGAAAATAAAGAGTATGACGAAGAGGAGTTTGGGGATGAAGAATTTGAACACGAATGTCCGAGATGCGGATTCAAATACAACTAAACACCGCTTCCCGTGGAAATGGAGATTATCCGACCTGAAAGATGTGGAGAAGAATGGCAAAAAGGTATTTAGCTGCTTCTCCTGTGGCGGTGGTTCCACAATGGGATATAAACTTGCCGGTTACACGGTGGTCGGGAACTGTGAGATTGATGAGGATATGGAAGCGATTTATAAGCAGAACCATCATCCGAAGCATACCTATCTCATGGATATCCGAGATTTCAACCGTTTAGGAACTTATCCGGATGAGCTGAAGGAGTTGGATATTCTGGATGGTTCGCCGCCATGCAGTGTGTTCTCTGATGCGGGAGCAAGGGAAAAAGGCTGGGGTACGGAAAAGACATTCCGTGAAGGACAGAAGAAACAGAGATTGGATGACCTGTTTTTACATTTCATCCATACAGCAGAAATATTAAAACCAAAGATTATCATTGCAGAGAATGTAAAAGGTCTGGTGGCCGGTAACGCAAAGGGATATGTCAATGAAATCATCAAAGCATTTAAGTCTGCCGGATATTCCGTGCAGATTTTTCTTTTGGATGCCCAGACAATGGGTGTGCCACAGAGACGAAAAAGGGTGTTCTTCATTGCAAGGAGAAATGACCTGAATTTGCCTAAGCTGGTACTGGATTTTAGGGAGAAGCCAATCCACTTCGGAGAGGTCAGAAGTGCTCATGGTATTCCACTTAAGGAATGTATGATGGCAAGCCTGATTAAGAAGAGAAAGCCGGGGGATAAATGCTTTTCCGATATTTCCGAACGTGTGCGTGGAAAAAGGTCTATGTTCAATGACAGGATTGTGGAAGACCACGTGATAGCTCCGACAAATACATCCGGTGGGATGAGCGTTAGATTTGTGGATGGGGAGAAATATTCCGATGCAGATTACATTGCAACCCAGACATTCCCACAGGATTATGATTTTGGAAAAGAATCTGTCCAGTATGTGTGCGGGATGAGTGTTCCGCCGGTTATGATGGCACAGATTGCATCCGCTGTGTATGAGCAGTGGTTAAAGGGTGGTGTTTGTGATGAGGAAACTGAAAAAATATAAGCCAACAAAGTTCATGGCTGAGGATTCTGTGTACAGCAAAGAACTGGCGGATTATGCAGTTTCCTTTATTGAATGCCTGTGTCACACGAAAGGCACATGGGCGGGCAAGTCATTTGAACTGATTGATTGGCAGGAACAGATTATCAGGGATGTGTTTGGAACTATCAAGCCAAACGGCTACAGGCAGTTCAACACAGCCTATATTGAGATTCCTAAGAAGATGGGTAAGTCGGAATTAGCGGCAGCAGTCGCACTTTTGCTTACCTGTGGAGATGGGGAAGAGAGAGCAGAGGTTTATGGATGTGCCGCTGACAGGCAGCAGGCATCCATTGTATTTGAGGTTGCCGCTGACATGGTGCGTATGTGTCCGGCACTGAATAAAAGAGTGAAGATTTTGGCATCCCAGAAGAGAATAATTTACCAGCCGACGAACAGCTTTTATCAGGTGTTGTCGGCTGAAGCCTATTCTAAGCACGGTTTTAATATCCACGGAGTTGTGTTTGATGAGCTGCATACACAGCCAAATAGGAAACTGTTTGATGTTATGACCAAAGGCTCTGGAGATGCAAGAACACAACCTTTGTATTTTCTGATTACAACAGCCGGTACGGATACAAACAGTATCTGTTATGAAACACACCAGAAAGCAAAGGATATTATTGAGGGAAGAAAGATTGACCCAACATTCTATCCTGTGATATATGGTGCAGATGAGAATGATGATTGGACAGACCCAGAAGTATGGAAGAAAGCAAATCCATCTCTTGGGATTACGGTTAGTATTGATAAGGTTCAAGCTGCATGTGATTCTGCAAAACAGAATCCGGGAGAGGAAAATGCTTTCAGGCAGTTAAGATTGAACCAGTGGGTAAAACAGGCAGTCCGTTGGATGCCGATGGAAAAATGGGATGCGTGTGCATTCCATGTAAATGAAGACGATTTGGAAGGCCGTGCATGTTACGGTGGTTTGGACTTATCCTCTACCACAGACATTACGGCTTTTGTATTGGTCTTTCCTCCGAGAGACGAGGATGACAAGTTTGCAATTCTCCCTTACTTCTGGATTCCGGAAGATACGTTGGAACTGCGAGTCAGAAGAGACCATGTTCCATACGATGTCTGGGAGAAGCAAGGATTTCTTATGACCACGGAAGGCAATGTTGTCCATTATGGATTTATTGAAAAATTTATAGAGAGATTGGGCGAGCGTTTCAATATTCGTGAAATTGCCTTTGACCGTTGGGGTGCTGTACAGATGGTACAGAACCTTGAGGGGATGGGTTTTACGGTTGTTCCATTTGGACAGGGGTTCAAAGATATGAGTCCTCCGACAAAAGAATTGATGAAACTGACTTTGGAACAGAAACTTGCCCACGGAGGGCATCCGGTTCTCCGTTGGATGATGGATAACATTTATATCCGCAATGATCCAGCGGGAAATATCAAAGCAGACAAGGAAAAATCCACAGAAAAGATTGACGGTGCCATTGCAACTATTATGGGACTGGACAGAGCAATCCGTTGTGGAAATGATGTCACAGCATCTGTTTATGATGAGCGTGGTATCTTGTTTATTTGAGTATAAAAAGGAATAGTCGAACTGTTTGTTTAGTGCTATTATAAGTAGTAAGTTAGAAATAATCACGTAATAAACAGGAGACGAAAAATGACTATTGATATGAAGTTTTTTAATGTATATTATTTCTGTCATTTGGCAAATGAAAGTATGGGAAAGTTTGATTATGCTTCAACTAATGCAGAATTTATAGAAAGACAATTTGAAGTTGAACCAGAGGATTTTCCTAGAACATCGGTATTGAGAGAATATTGTTGGTGGCTGGTGGACAGGGTATTTTACGAACAGGCAAATCATATAGCACAAACAGAAGAGGTTGCAGATTTTAATCCGATTGCCTGGATTAATCAAGCAATCATGAAATATAAAAATATTAATGTTTCATCCCTAAAAAAGTTTGAGTGTAACGAAAATGATTTTTTAGAGAAGTTTAATCAATATATTGAGTTTTTGGATACTGTGTGCGAAGATTTGTATTTTGAAATTATTGGTGATATTGCTATTGAAGTTGAATTTATTTTGTTTCAAAACAGAGATTTTTTGCTTCGTTTCAATGATCAAGTGGCTGTCATGTTTCGTGAACATCCTCGGAAGAGGGCTTATGTGCCGGAATGGGTAAAACGAGCAGTTTTGTTTAGAGACAGAGGTTGCTGTGTGTTTTGCAAGAAGGATTTAACAGGATTGTATTCTCTATTGGAAGATAATGAGAAGCATTTTGATCATATCGTTCCCTTAAATGAAGGGGGAATAAATGATGTTTGCAACATGCAATTATCCTGTCAAGATTGCAATCTGTCAAAATCAGATAATAGTATGACAAGTTCATTGTATCAAAGTGCATATTAAGAGAGAAGCATCTATCAGAAATGGTAGGTGCTTTTCTTATGCTTATTTTTAAGGAGGATTGATGATTATGGGAATCTTAAGTGGAATTTTTAAGTCAAGAGATAAGCCACAAAATGCAACATCCGGCAGTGCGTACCGATTTTTTATCGGTGGTAGTTCCAGCGGAAAGAATGTCAATGAGCGTTCTGCCATGCAGATGACAGCGGTGTATTCCTGTGTGCGTATCTTATCAGAGGCGGTGGCATGTCTTCCGCTTCATGTATACAAATACAACGGAGATGGCGGAAAGGAGAAAGCGGTAAAACATCCGCTTTATTTTTTACTCCATGATGAGCCGAATCCGGAGATGACTTCCTTTGTGTTTAGGGAGACATTGATGACACATTTACTCCTATGGGGGAATGCCTATGCTCAGATTATCCGTAATGGTAAGGGAGAGATCATTGCTCTTTATCCATTGATGCCCAACCGAATGACGGTGGACAGGGATGATAAAGGACAGCTTTATTATCAGTACAATACCAGTAAGGATGATGCACCGACCATGAAGGGGAGTATGGTAAATTTGAAACCATCGGATGTGCTTCACATTCCCGGTCTTGGATTTGATGGATTGGTTGGATATTCTCCGATTGCAATGGCAAAGAATGCGATTGGCATGGCGATTGCCTGTGAAGAGTATGGTGCAAAGTTCTTTGCGAATGGTGCCACACCGGGCGGTATTCTGGAGCATCCGGGAACCGTAAAAGACCCACAGAGGGTAAGGGAAAGTTGGACATCTGCCTTTGGTGGAAGTTCCAATGCCAATAAGGTTGCAGTTCTGGAGGAGGGAATGAAGTACACACCGATTTCCATTAGTCCGGAACAGGCACAGTTTTTAGAAACAAGAAAATTTCAGATAAATGAAATAGCTCGTATTTTCCGAGTTCCGCCACACATGGTCGGGGATTTGGAGAAGTCGAGCTTTTCTAATATAGAGCAGCAGTCTTTGGAGTTCGTGAAATACACCTTAGATCCCTGGGTTGCAAGGTGGGAACAGGCGATTGTCCGTTCCTTATTTTCTGCGGATGAGAAAACACAATACTTCGTCAAGTTCAATGTGGACGGGTTGCTCCGTGGTGATTATCAGAGCCGTATGAATGGTTATGCCATCGGCAGACAGAACGGTTGGATGAGTGCCAATGATATCAGGGAACTTGAAAATCTTGACCGTATTCCGGAAGAGGAAGGTGGCGATCTGTACCTTATCAACGGGAATATGACCAAATTAAAAGACGCAGGAATATTTGCGGGAAAGGAGAGCGAACCGAATGAAGAAGTTTTGGAAGTGGAAGAACCACAAGGTTCTGAATCAGGAGACACAGACGGAAACGGTGGAGAGAACACTGTTCCTAAACGGCACCATCGCAGAGGATAGCTGGTTTGATGATGACGTCACACCGCAGATGTTCAAGGAAGAATTGATGGATGGAAGTGGAAACATTACAGTCTGGATCAATTCGCCCGGTGGAGACTGTGTGGCGGCTGCCCAGATTTATAACATGCTCCGTGAGTATGAGGGCAAGGTCACAGTCAAGATTGACGGCATTGCGGCATCCGCAGCTTCGGTCATTGCCATGGCCGGTGACAGGGTGCTGATGTCTCCGGTATCCACGATGATGATCCACAATCCGATGACCATTGCATTTGGGGATTCCGGGGAAATGCAGAGAGCCATTGACATGTTGAAAAGCGTGAAGGATTCCATCATCAATGCTTATGAGCTGAAAACCGGAATGTCCAGAACAAAGTTGGCACACCTCATGGATGCGGAAACATGGATGGACGCAAACAAGGCCATTGAGCTTGGATTTGCAGATGAAATCATCCAGAGAAATGGTGCTGTGGATGAGATGGAAATGCAACAGGTATCCATGCTGTATTCAAAAACAGCGGTGGTCAATTCCTTAATGGATAAGATTGCTGAGAAATGCAAGATACAGCAGAAAAATGAAACTGAAAATAGTAACAAAGTCAAAGCCGATTCCCTCATGGATCGACTTTTTTTAATGAAAAATTGGAGGTAGAAAGTTATGACTATTTTAGAATTGAGAGAAAAGAGAAACAAAGCATGGGAAGCTGCAAAGGCTTTCGTAGAAACAAAACGTGATAAGGATGGTCTGTTATCCGCTGAGGATGCAGCGACTTATGCAGAGATGGAGCAGAAGGTACAGAATTATACTGCTGAGATTGCACGTATGGAAGAGATGGAGGCTATGGAAGCAGAGCTGAATAAGCCTGTGAATACTCCAATTACCGGTAAGCCGATGAACGGTGGCAAGGCTCCTGAAAAGAAGACAGGCCGCGCATCTGATGAATACCGTGATGCTATGCTCCATGCAATCCGTAACAACTTCCGCAATATCAGAAATGTGCTTTCTGAGGGAATTGATGCGGATGGTGGTTACTTAGTTCCGGAAGAGTACGATTCCAGATTGATTGAAGGTCTGGAAGAGGAAAACATCTTCCGTAGACTGGGTACAACCATTACAACCAGTGGAGAACGCAAGATTAACATTGCAGGTTCTAAACCGGCTGCAGCATGGATTGATGAAGGCGAGGCATTGACTTTTGGTGATGCGAAGTTCGACCAGATCAATCTGGATGCCCATAAACTTCATGTGGCTGTAAAGGTTACAGAAGAGTTGCTTTACGACAATGCATTTGGCTTAGAGAATTACTTAATCCGTCAGTTCTCCAGAGCATTGGCAAATGCAGAAGAGGATGCATTCCTCAATGGTGACGGTACCGGCAAGCCTCTTGGAATTTTTGCAGAGGTCGGCGGTGGAGAAATCGGTGTAACTGCTGCGAGTGCAACCGAAATCACAGCGGATGAAATCATCAATCTGGTTTACGCATTAAAGCGTCCTTATCGTAAGAAGGCAAAATTCATTATGAATGATGCGACCATTGCGGCACTTCGTAAGCTAAAGGATGAAAATGGTCAGTATTTATGGCAGCCTTCTTTACAGGCTGGGGAACCGGACAGACTCTTTGGCTATGAAGTAATGACTTCTGCCTATGTTCCTACCATTGCAGCGGGCAAGCCTGTTATTGCCTTTGGTGATTTCAGCTACTACAACATTGGTGACCGTGGGGTTCGTTCTTTCGCAGAACTTAAGGAACTCTTTGCCGGAAACGGTATGGTCGGTTTTGTGGCAAAGGAACGTGTGGATGGTAAGTTAGTGCTTGCCGAAGCAGTTCAGGTGCTTAAGATGGGTGCCTAATTCTGGAAATAGGGTGGTGTCGGATTAGTCTGGCACCATCTTAAATGCGGAGGTGGAAACGTGGTAGTAACGTTGGATGAAATGAAGAAATATCTGCGTGTAGACTTTGATGATGATGATGTTCTGCTCCGTAATATTATGGAATCTGCCCAGACCTTATGCATGGATGTGGCAAGAATCACGGATGAGGATGTTTTTGAGGAAGAGCCTTGTGCCAGAATTGCAGTCATGTATGCGGTTGCGTATCTGTATGAACACAGGGAAGAAGCAGATTATCATGCATTAACATTATCACTCCGTTCTTTACTCTTTGGGTGCAGACAGGAGGGATTCTGATGAAGGTATCTTTTTTGAATGAGAAAATCCTGTTCCAGAAGAGTACTGTGGTGTCGGATGCCATTGGTAACCGTAAAAATGCCTGGGAAGATTATTATTCCTGTTTTGCCACCATTGGTGGGGAAGGTGGGAATGAGAAATCAGAAGCCGGTCAGACAGTGGATGGTGCAAGTATTACATTTACAGTCAGGTATTGCAATCAACTTGTGGGCATCGTGTCCGCAGGTTTCCGCATCCTGTTTTGCGGGGAGATTTACAACATTCTTTCCGTAGACCACATGAATTATAAAAAGAAATCTTTGAAATTCCGATGTGAGAAAGCGAGGCGGTAAAAGTGGCGTCCACAGTAAATATCAACGACATGGCAGATGTGATCATGCAAGGGCTGACAGAATTTGCAGAACTTGCCACGGATGATATGAAAGAAGCTGTGAAACATGCAAGTACCACAGTCCGTAAGGAGATAAAGGCAAATGCTCCGGAGGAAACCGGAAAGTATGCAAAGAGCTGGACAGCAAAGAAGGTCAGGGAAACATCCCAGACTCTGACAATGGTGGTTCATTCTAAGAACCGGTATCAGCTTGCTCATCTTCTGGAATATGGTCATGCCAAAAGAAATGGTGGCAGAGTGGAAGGGAAAGCCCATATCGCACCAGCGGAACAGCATGGAATCAGACAGTTACAGGAAGAGATAGAAAGAGCACTGAGAGGTTAGGAGATGGAAGAATTATTACAGATTTTAAGTGAAACGCAGATTCCCTTTGCATACCATCACTTTGCAGAGGGGGAATCACCAGAGCCGCCATTTATCTGCTATCTGCTTCCGGGAAGCAATAACTTCTCAGCGGATGGCAAGGTCTATTACAAGATAAATGAGGTTCATATAGAACTGTACACCGATTTGAAAGATTTGGCGGTGGAACAGCAGTTAGAGGATGTGTTGGATGAACATGGAATCTTTTACAACAAATCTGAAACTTGGATAGAGAGCGAAAAGCTCTATGAAGTCCTTTACACATTTGAGATGGAGGTATAGAGATGTCAGAGAAAAATAACAAAGTAAAATATAATCTGAAAAATGCACATTACGCATTACTCACCATTGCAGAAGATGGCACGGTTTCCTATGGAGATCCGAAATCCATTCCTGGTTCGGTGTCTATTTCACTGGATGCGAACGGAGAACCGGAAAACTTCTATGCAGATGGTATCGCCTACTATGTTATCAACAATAACATGGGGTATGAGGGAGATTTGGAACTTGCACTTATCCCGGAAGATTTCCGTACAGAAATCCTGAAGGAAGAGTTGGATGATAACGGTGTGCTGATTGAGAATGCACAGGTGGAATTGGAGTCCTTTGCATTACTCTTTGAGTTTGATGGTGACCAGAGACATATCCGCCATGTGCTTTATAATTGCGCCGCATCCAGACCGGGTATCGAGGGCAAGACCAATGAGGATACCAGAGAGGTACAGACAGAGACGCTGACCATTAAGGCAACACCGCTTTCCAGCGGTCTTGTGAAAGCAAAGACCGGTAATACCACAGACACAACCGTTTACAATGATTGGTACAAAGCTGTGTATATGCCTTTAGTTGCAGAAGAGGATGAAGGAGGCGTGGCATAATGAGCATGATTAAGCAGATTGAAATTGACGGTAAGCAGGTGCCCTTTAAGGCATCTGCTGCCATTCCGAGAATTTACCGCATGAAGTTCCAGAGGGATATTTATAAGGACCTGAAAGCATTGGAAAAATCTATTGGAGATAGCAGCGAGGAAAGCTCCAATCTGGACATGTTTTCTTTGGAGATGTTTGAGAATATCGCATTTGTCATGGCAAAACATGCAGATGCAAGCATTCCGAACACACCGGAAGAGTGGCTGGATGGGTTCAATACTTTTTCCATTTATCAGGTGCTTCCACAGCTCATTGAACTCTGGGGATTGAATGTGCAGACGGATGTGGAAGCTAAAAAAAACTTCGTCAGACAGACCGTGAAATGACAACACCGTTGTTTCTGTTAAGGTGTGTGCAGTTAGGCCTGTCGATGGCAGATTTGGAGCTGCTGTCGATAGGACTTATCAATGACATGTATGCCGAAAGCAGGAATGATGATTGTAAGTATGCGACATTGGCTACACAGGAGGATTTTGACAGATTTTAAGTTGCTTCAGACGAATAAAGAGTATTCCCAATGCTTTATGAAATTACTGTTGGGAATAAAGGTTGGGAATAAAACGGTTGGTAGTTGCAGGGGATTGAGAAATAGATCTTTTTATAGTATGATTATTCTCGTGGGTAGAGGTTCACGAGAATTTGAAGTTGGAGGTGAGGTTTCATGCAGGATATAGTTGCAAAATTGACTGCAAAGGATGATAAATATGCTTGTGTCATTGCTGATAAAATTATTTCAGAAAGTCAAGATACTGACGAATGGTATGAATACTTTGATGATTTTGCTTCTCTGCTTAATCATCCAAAGTCATTGGTAAGAAACCGTGTGATGTACATTCTTGCTGCTAACGCACAGTGGGATAATGAGAATCGTTTTGATGCGATAATATCAGATTATCTTGAGCATGTTACGGATGAGAAACCGATTACAGCAAGACAATGTATAAAGGCTCTTGCACAGGTGGGAGTAGCAAAGCCACAGTATATTCCAAGAATACTATCATGTTTGCATGAGGCGGATTTATCGAAATATAAAGATAGTATGCGTCCGTTGATTAAAAAGGATATTGCAGAAACAGAAAAAATATTGACATCCTCTGATCTATAAACAAAGTAAAATTTCAGTTCTACGGAGACAAACAAAATAGAATAAAAAATTACTTTCGGCATCTGTCAGAAAAGGCAGGTGCCATTTTTATACCCAAAAACAGAAAGTGGGTGGTGGATTTTGAATGTAAACAAAGACTGGACGGGTAACAGGAACGGTATTTATACCACACTGGGAGCGTCCAATCATTCTGATAAGGAAAGACAGAGCCATGATTATTATGCCACAGAGCCAAAGGCAACGGAATTGCTTCTGGCAGAGGAAACTTTTGCTCCTGTCATATGGGAATGTGCCTGTGGGGAAGGGCATATGGCAAAGGTGTTGGAAGAGAAAGGGTATCAGGTCATCAGTACGGATCTGATTTATCGTGGCTATGGAAATGAGGAGTCGGTGGATTTCTTGCATGAACCGGTAGCAGAGTTTGAGGGGGATATTATTACAAATCCTCCATACAAGTATGCGTTACAGTTTGTGGAGAAAGCACTGGAGAGAGTAAAACCGGGCAGAAAAGTTGCAATGTTTTTGAAACTGCAATTCTTGGAGGGAAAGAGCAGAAAGCAGTTCTTTTTGAAGCATCCGCCGAAGACGGTATATGTCAGTTCATCCAGACTGATATGTGCCATGAATGGGGAATTTGAAAAGTATCCGTCCAGTGCAGTGGCATATGCCTGGTTTGTGTGGGAAAAAGGATATAAAGGAAATCCAGAAATCAAATGGATAAATTGATGGAGCAGAGATGCTTCTTTTTTTGTGCTTAAAATGGGAG